TTGGACTGACATATCTAAGGATTGCGGCAGGGATGAAGTAATGATTGCTTCGATAGACAAGGATTACAAGCAATTGCCTTGTCTGCTATACAACTATCATTATAAGCATAAAACTCTCTTAGACATCAGCTATGATGATGCTAGGCATAATTTTTATGAGCAAATGGTGTGCGGAGATCAATCTGATGGGGTCAATTACCTTCATGGTAAGGGGAAGGCGTTCTGTAAAAAGTATTTTGTACATGGTGAGAGTGATTATCAATACAGAAGAAAGACATTTCATTTGTTCAAGGATCGTTACAAGGGCAAAGCAAGAGAAAAATATCTTGAGTGCTACAATTTATTGAGGCTTAAAACGGATTAAAATGAATTACAAAGAATTAAATGGACATTCAATTGAGGAGGGATTCAATAAATTCAACAAAGAAAACCCTCACATTTACAATGCTTTTGAAGAACAAGCATTTAAGGCTATTGAAAGAGGAAGGAAGAAGATAAGTTCAAAGTTGATCATTAATTGGATTAGGTGGAACGAAACTTTAAGAAGTTCAGATAAAAATTTTAAAATAAATGATGCTTATCAGTCAAGGTATGCAAGACTTTTTATTCAGAATCACCCTAAATATGAAGACATATTTGAATTAAGGAAACTTAGATCAGAAGAAAAAGGAAGTTACATGAAGGTTGAGGAGGATGGACAATATACTTTCTTGTAATGGAACGAGAGATATTGTTTATTGAGGTAATAGATTTGATACTAACAATATTTGTTCTGGCTACATTATGGGATTTAAAAGATAAACTTAAAAAAAATGAAAAAAACAAAGACTAAAAAAGAGTTAAAAGAGGAAAGAGAGAACCTGATGACTATGAAGCAGAAGAATCTTGATCGAATCAAAGAGGGCATGAGCAGTTTTTCAAGAATGTCTCATGGTGAAATGAAGAAATTGCTTGAAGGCGTCAAGGTGTTTAAGAAAAAAATTGATGATTTAAACAGAAAAATTGGAGATGAAAAGAATTAAACTATTAACCAAGCTGATTCTCCTATGCTTTTGCAGTCTTATACTGATGATTGTAAGCAATTTTATTCCATTACATAAAAACAAACCAGATGACCCCTTTTCAAGTAATTCATAAAATAAAAGAAATCACAAAAATCAACCCTTTTGTAGATTCAAGAAAAAAAGAAGTGGTTGAAATCAGAGCATTGCTTTGTTACGTCCTCAGAGAGAAGATGAACATGAGATGGATTGCAATAAAAGACGTGTTTTCAGAGCATGGAAGAGAAACAAATAATTCTACTTTGATTCATGCGGTTAAAAACTATAAAATATATGCATCGAACAATAAGGGATTAAAAAAATTAGCAAAAAAATTCCCTTTAAAGGATGCTCCAATTGATCAAGTAACCAAATCTCAGGTCTTAGAAAACAGACTGAGAATTTTAGAACAAAAACTTATAGATTGTGAAAAAGAAAATAGAAAAAATAATCGACATTATATTCTCAGAGAGTGAGAAACCAAAAACCTTTTGGATCAGCATACCAGAATACTTTCAGACTGAGGATGAGAGGCATAAATTTATTCAAAAGACAATAAACTTTGTAAACAGAAAGACCAAAACCCAGAATAAGACAACCTACGCATGAGAAAACAAGTTGATGTAAGTCTGATTTTAACTAATTCACATAATCCCAGAATCATAAAAGATGATAAATTCAAAAGTCTAGTGGAAAGCCTTAAAGGTTTCCCTGAGATGCTTGAAATAAGACCCATAGTTGTTGATGAATCTATGATGGTTCTAGGAGGCAACATGAGACTCAAGGCTTGTAGAGAAGCAGGAATCAAAAAGATATGGATTCATGCCGTAGAGGGATGGACAGAGGAGCAGAAGAAGGAATTTACCATCAAGGACAATGTAGGATTTGGAGAATGGGACTGGAATGCATTGGCTAATGACTGGGATGCGGAGAAATTAGAGGACTGGGGGTTGGATATACCTGACTTTACTCAAGAAAAAGAGGATGATGATTTAGAACAAAATGAAATTATTGAATTATCTTATCCTCAAAAAGACTACGACAAGGTAAGAGACGGATTGTCAAAAATAGCATCAACCCCAGAGGGGGCGGTGTGGTCTTTACTTAATTTTTAAAGGTTTTAAAACAACGAATCTACAACGAATATGGCAGGATTTAAAGATATTGAACCCAGATGGAAGAAAGGGGAGAGCGGAAACCCTAACGGAAGACCGAAGGGCGGTAAGAATAGAAGCACAATTGCAAGGCAATGGCTTGAGGTAAATCAAGATTTAAAGAATCCTTTAACCTCTGAGATAGAGCGAATGAGTCAGGAGGATGTTATGACCTTGGCGCTAATTAAGAAGGCAAGGAGCGGTGATGTAAACGCTTACAAGGCTTTGATGGACTCAGGTTATGGATCGCCTTTGCAACAGATCGAATCGACAAACATAGAGCAACCATTATTCCCAGATACTGAGTCAGATGCTGAAGAGGACAACGGCAATAAATAAGATTCTCAAGTTAAAGAAAAGAGTCAAAATAATTCAAGGCGGTACATCAGCAGGGAAGACCTTTGGTATTCTCCCAATCTTAATTGATAAAGCTACCAGAACCCCAAGACTTGAAATCTCAATTGTCGCTGAGTCTATTCCTCACTTGAGGCGTGGAGCATTGAAGGACTTTCTGAATATCATGAAATGGACTAACCGTTTTTTTGATAACAGATACAACAAGTCCCTCCTCAGATACGAATTTGCGAACGGTAGTTACATCGAATTCTTTAGCGCAGATGATTCTTCCAAGCTGAGAGGTGCAAGACGTGATATTCTTTATATTAACGAATGCAATAATGTAGCATTTAATTCCTATAATGAATTGTCTATCCGAACAAAGTCAGATATTTACCTAGATTTTAATCCTGCCAATGAATTTTGGGTTCATACTGAACTAAAAGATGAGGTTGATAGTGACTTTCTGATCCTCACTTACAAAGATAATGAGGCTTTAGATTATCGGATTGTCAAGGAGATTGAAAAGAACAAAGCTAAATCAAAGACAAGCGCATATTGGGAGAACTGGTGGCGAGTATACGGTGAGGGATTGGTAGGAATGCTTGAGGGGGTTGTGTTTAGCAACTGGAAGGTCATTGACAAGATACCTAATGAGGCAAAGTTGCTCGGATATGGGGTTGATTTTGGATACTCGGTTGATCCAAGTACGATAATTGAGGTCTATAATCTTGACGGCAAAAGAATATTGAATGAAATATGCTATGAAACGGGACTTGTTAACACAGAAATAGCCAAAAGAATGAAGAGTGAAGTGATCGCATACGCTGATAGTTCAGAGCCAAAGAGCATTGAGGAGATTAGAAGGACGGGTCAGAAGATTAAAGGCGTCACCAAGGGAGCGGACTCAATTAATTTCGGGATTCAGATCATGCAATCACAAAGCTATTTAGTGACCTCTAAGAGCGCCAATCTAATTAAGGAACTTAGATCATATTGTTGGGATAAGGATCGCAAGACGGGGGCGCAAATAGGTAAACCCGTCGACTACATGAATCATGCCGTGGATGCAGTTCGCTATCACGAGATGGAAAGCCTAGGAAGGGGTGCTAATTTTGGCAAATACAACATAAGGTAAGTGCACCACATATGAGGGTACTAGATAAGTTAAGACAATATGAATCAAAAAATACCAGAACCATTAAATATCATCTATTCAAGGAAAGAAGATTACAGATTTCGATACGATTTTGTATTCTCAACGGATTACCGAGACTGGATTGTGAGCAAAAGCAAGAAGTATGACAATAAGGAGTACCGAAGAAAACTGGCTGAAAGGAAAGAATCTGAAAATAAATGATAAATAGTTATGTACTTTTTGGTTTATAACTTTATTAGTGTATCTTTGAGTATAATCAAACAAACAAAAAAGTGAAAAAAGACCAAATCAAATCAAGATCAGAATACAAAATCATGGGATTTACCCTTGAGAGTATGTTGAGTCATGCTTACGCATTAGGACGTATTGATCAAACGTATCACCCAGAAGAGGTAGGCGATAGCTTAAAGAAAGAGGCAATATATAGAGCCTCAAGAAAATGTAACTGGGACGTATTTGAAATCATAGAGAAATGATCAAAGAAAAAGCAAATAAGGTTGAGGACATTCTCAGAGAATATCCCGAATCAAGAGATAACGATAATGACTTGGTGGCTAAATACTGGCATAGTGAACTTTCTGCCATGAGGGTAGAGCAGGGAAGGCGGTTCATTTTAACACCTAGAGAGATAAACCTTTTTTATAATGTTATCCAAAGCGGAATGTTGAGTCAAGCTGACACAATCACAAGGGCAAGGCGTAAGATTCAAGAGGAAATCCCTGCATTAAGAGGAGAGAAATATCACAAACGCCACTCAGCAACTGAGATCGTAAAGGAAGAGATCAAAGAAATCCCAGAAATGGTAGGGACTTACAAGGCTTTGGATCAAATGACTCTTGAACTTTTTGATAAATAACTATTTTTGATTAAATTTATAATTCATTAAAACACACAAAATGAAAAGCACACATTATAATACGCAACACATCACCGAGTCAGCGCTACTTTTAGCCTTGATGGGGTTAGAACTTAAAAGAGTTGATTTCACATCAGAGAATGATGAGCAGACTTTTGAGATTCAATGGAAAAAGGAGGTAACTAAAGGAGTATTCTTTGAGGTAATGTCAGAAGTTACCGTGAGATGCGACACAATTGTTGAGGCAGGGTTCATAGAGGATGAGGGACGCATGAGACCAGAGTGCGGAGAGTACAAATTGACTACCGAGATCGGAGACGTTTACATGTACTTTGATAATATGCCAATAGGCAATGAGGCTCAGCTTGAGAATATTGTAAAGCCTCAATTGGAAACCAAGATTGATGTCTGGCATTCATGAGCAGCATACATGAAATTGATCAAATGAGACAACTCAAAGTCCTCGCAGTTTGTGAGGCATCTTTGGGTATCATAAAAGAAATAAAAGCAGGAGAGCCAATTACCTATGAGCAAAAGTTTGCCATTACAGATTCGCATAAAGTGATGTTTGACTATACGGCAGACTTAATTGAAGAAAACAAAAACTTAAAGAAAACATTATCAGAAATTAGAAGTCATTTTAATAAGATATCTTTGGAATATAAGACATTGTTATTTGATGATAAATGATTTTTTTTGTGGTTGATTATAGAGGCGGTTAGGAATGACCGTCTTTTTTTATTTAAAATTATCTTAAAATTACGTTATACTATTATGAAAGCTAAGCTAAACGTCCCAACAGATTTGTCAGAAATTACGTTGGAGCAATATCAAAGGTTTTTAAACGCTCAAGAATCAAATGATGATGAGCATTTTCTAGAATATAAAGCAATTGAAATCTTTTGCCGTGTCCCAGAGGACAAGATAAAGAGCATTGCGGCTCATTCTGTTACTGAGATAGCAAATAAGATCAGCGCACTATTCTCAAATGAAGCAAATCTGGTTAGATTCTTTACATTAAACGGTCAAGAGTTTGGATTTATTTCTGATCTGGATGACATGTCTTTCGGCGAGTACATAGATGTTGATACTTACCTGAGTGACTGGAAGAATATTCATTATGCAATGAATGTTTTGTACCGTCCTATAGCGAATAAGAAGGCAGGAAGGTATGATCTAGTTGAATATGACATGGAGCAGAGAGATCGTGCCTTACAGATGCCTATGGATGCCGTGCTTGGGTCAATTTTTTTTTTGTGGAGTTTAAAAAAGGACTTACTGAGGACTACTCTGAACTCTTTGGCGGATCAAATAGGGACACAACAAGTTCAGCTTCCGCATTTGGACAAAAATGGGGGTGGTATAATTCGCTCTATGGACTTAGTCAGGGAAACATTGAACGAATTGACCACATCACCAAGATGAAAATGCATGAATGTCTGATGATGTTGGCATTCACAAAGGAAAAAAATGAGTTAGAAGCAACGTTAATGAAACAAAAAATAAAATGAGCAATCAAGGAGTGAGAGGATTCTATCAATTGACTGAGACAATAAAGGCTCAACTGCTTTCTGATATAAACGTGAAGACATGTACGTTTGGAAATATTACAGATGTCAATCTTCAGAAGCAAGACATATTCCCCTTGGCTCATATGCTTGTCAATAGCGTATCTCAGGAGGACGGAGTTTTAAGGTTTAGTATAAGCGTACTAAATATGGATATTGTTGACAGATCAAAGACTGAAACAACTGATATT